CAAACGTACATTGATTGAAAAAGAATTTGGATGGAGAATGAATGATGGTAAGAATATCCCTCAATCACATTGCAGAGAATGTAGAGAAAAAGAATTAAAATTAAATAAACAAGATGATAAAACAGTAGAGAATCAGAAACTTAAACTTCCAGAAGAAGGAGATATTGTTTGGGAAATTCATGAGCAGACAGATAATTTTGATGACACATCACATCTAATTGCATCCCAAATGTATTATACATCTGGTTATTCTTATAGACTTGGACAAGATATTTTCTTAACACAAGAAGAAGCAAATGAAAAAATTCAAGAAATTTATAAAAGGGTTGGTTACAAATGAGAGAATTAGTTGATAAAAATAAATTTGCAGATTCACTTATTCATTGTCATGGTTTAGGTAGAAAATCTTTGCAACTTGTTTTGGAATGTTTAGAAGAACAAGAGTTAGAAACATCACCTAGTAATGGTGAATGGATTAAAGTTTTTGTACAACATGAATTCTTCCCAAGCAAGAGAGTTATTTCTGGATTTGAATGTTCAGAATGTGGTTATGGGATAGATTGGACGAAAGTAGTTAAAAATTACTGCCCTAATTGTGGAAGTAAGAATCAAGTGAATGAAGAAATCCATAAATATAAAGGAGAGATAGAATAATGAATGGTGCTCAAATTGCAATGTGTATTATTTATGGTATGAATATCGGCATTGGGATGGTTAAGCATGGAGAGCCAAAGACAGATAAATATAGTTTTTGGACTTCTCTATTAAGTGTTGGTATTAGTATTGCTATCCTTAAATGGGGCGGTTTTTGGTAATAAGGAGATGAATTAAGTTGAGAGTATTATTATTATTAAGAGGTTCAGCAGGTGTAGGAAAATCTACATGGATTGAAGAAAACGGATTAAAACCATATACATTATCTGCCGATGACATTAGAATGATGTATCAAAGTCCTTGTCAAATGGCTAATGGTAAATTTCAAATCGTTCCAAACAAAGATAAAAAGGTATGGAATACATTATTTGAAATTCTTGAAGAAAGAATGAAGAATGGCGAATTTACAGTTATTGATGCAACAAATTCCAAAACTTCTGAAATGACAAGATATAAAGAACTGTGTTCAGAATATCGTTATCGTATTTATTGTGTTGACTTTACAGATGTTTCTATTGAAGAAGTTAAAAGAAGAAATAAAATGCGTCCAGAACTGAAACAAGTTCCAGAAGAAGCAATTGATAAAATGTATTCAAGATTTAAAACACAAAAAGTTCCTTCTGGTATTAAAGTAATCAAGCCAAATGAATTAAGTACTATTTGGATGAATCCAATTGATTTCTCTGAATATAGCAAAATTCATGTTATTGGTGACATTCATGGTTGTTATACAGTATTAAAATATTATTTAAAAGATGAAATTAAAGATGATGAATTTTATATTTTCACAGGTGATTATATTGATAGAGGACTTGAAAATGGAGATGTAGTTAAATTTTTAATTAATATTAAAGATAAAAAAAATGTTTTATTACTGGAAGGTAATCATGAAAAATTCCTTAGAAAATATGGAAATAATGAAACCACAATGTCTAAGGAGTTTGAATTTGTAACTAAGAAACAATTAATTGATGCAGAAATTGATAAGAAAGATATTCGTCAATTGTATAGAAAATTTGCTCAGTGTGCATTTTTCAAATATGATGATAAATTCTTTTTGGTTACTCACGCAGGTTTAGCAACAATGACCGAACCTCTAACATTTATTTCAACAGAACAAATGATGCAAGGTGCAGGAGATTTCAAAGATTTTGAAGTAATTGCAAATACTTGGGTTAACACAACTCCAAATAATTTTTATCAGATTCATGGACATAGAAATACAAAACGTTTACCTATTAAAGTAAACGATAGAGTGTTTAATTTAGAAGGTCATGTAGAATTTGGTGGAGATTTAAGATGTTTAGAAATTACTCATGAAGAAATTAAAGGTATTTCTGTTCCAAATCCAGTATTTAGAATTCCAGATGAAACAGAAAAAGATTATCTAAATGGAGATGTAGCAGATGCTATTCTGGAAATGAGAGAAAACAAATATATTACAGAAAAAACATTTGGACATATTTCTTCTTTTAATTTTACAAAACAGGCTTTCTATGAAAAAGTGTGGAATAAACAGACTATTCAAGCAAGAGGGCTATATATTGATAATGAAAAAATGAAGGTTTTATGTCGTGGTTATAAGAAATTCTTTAATATTAACGAGATGGAAGAAACTAAAATTGAAAATCTTCAGAGGAAATTACAATTCCCTATTACTGTATATGTTAAAGAAAATGGATATCTTGGATTAGTTGGATATGATGAAAAAGAAGATAATTTACTTGTAACAACTAAATCTAATATTGATGGTGATTATGCTATATGGTTTAAAGAAATTCTTGCTAGAAAACATACTGGGGAGCAATTAGAAAAAATTAAACAATATTCTAAAGAGCATAATGTAACATTTGCTTTTGAAGTAATTGATATTGTAAATGACCCTCATATCATTGAATATACTGAAAGCAAAATTATCTTACTAGATATTATTCATAATCAATTAGAATTTAAAAAATATAGTTATGAAGATATGTGTAATGTTGCAAATGAAATTGGATTAATCCATAAAGAAAAGGCTTATGAGATTGCTACATGGCAAGAATTCTATGACTGGTACTACGAAGTAATTACAAATGACTATCATTACAATAATACAAATATTGAAGGATTTGTTATTGAAGATAGTAATGGATATATGACAAAACTAAAACTTGCATATTATAATTTTTGGAAATTTATGAGAGGAATTTCTCATGAAACACTAAGAAAAGGATACACAATGAAAACTTCTGCATTAACAACTCCATTAGCAAATGAATTCTATTCTTATGTTAAGAAGTTACATGATGGTGAGGATAGAGATTTGATTCCAACAGATATTGTAACTTTAAGAAGATGGTTCTATCAATACAAGGAGATGGAGCAATGACCGTTAAAGATATTATTGATAAAATTAGAGATAATGGATGGTCAGATGATGTAATTATTTTAGACAATTATGATTTTGCAGATGCTTTTGTTGGTATGTCTGATGAGGGTAGAGCAGTTTATGATTATGATAAAATGGTACGTTGGTTAATGGATGAAGAAGAATTTTCTGAAATAGAAGCAGTTGATTGGATTGACTATAATGTTTTAAGAGCATTACCATACATGGGAAATAAAACACCTGTGATTTTATATAATTTGGAGGATTAAAGTGTTTAAAAATTGTAAAATGTATATTGATGATAAAGAATTGACTGATGTTAATATTTCTAATTTTGAAATTACATATCGTCCAGAATATGCTTACAATCATGATGGAATTCCACTTATTAGTTTTATGGATTATAAAAGTACAATAGAACTTGAAAAAGCATCATTTGATAAAGAATTAGTAAAAAGAATGTGTGAATCAGTAGGAGATTCAAATGAAGTTGATGTAACTTTTAAAATTCCTGTTCAGGTTAGAAAACATAAAAAGAAAAGAATTAATAAAAAATGGCTGAAAAAATATGGCGTTACAATGGTAGAATATACTGTTAAAAACGCTAGATTAGAACATAATTATATAACGAATACATAATAAGTTAGCCACTCATTTATAGGGTGGCTTTCTTATTTTTATATCGAATAAATATATGAGGTGATTATATGTTAGCATTTTTTATAGGATTATTAATAGTTGGAGCATTTATTTATTGGTTATATACAGTAGAACCGCATTATGATTCGTTTGATGTTGGATTTTCTATATTCATGGGAATAATTTTAGATGCAATAATTGTATTTATGATTTCATGTATTGCTATAGAGTTTTGTCCAGAAAAAACAACACATTATAGTTTTAAGATTAATGCTCTACAAGATAATATTACTACCGTTGGCTCTGGTTCTAGTGGAATGTTTTATTCAAGAATAACTATTGATGGAGAAATGAGATATTATTTTGCTAGAAATTCAACTCATGGAGAAAAGGTTGGATATATACCTGCAAATAAAACTTACATTAAAGAATATGAAGGTTATCCTAAAATTGAAGTGCATCAATCTTATAGAGAGATTCCAAATTGGATGCAAGGATTATTTTCATTAGAACCTAGAGAAGTAGAACAAACAGAATATTATATTATTTATGTTCCAGATGAAACAGTAACAAATGAATATACCATAGACTTACAATGAGGTAATGCATATGAAAAAATTAGTTGTTGCTCCAATTTCAAATACAATTTATTGGGCAACTGTAAATGAAAAGCAAGGCACTATGAATACGCAGACAAGAATAGATGTAACTGATAATGCTGTAGACGCAGTATTCCAACATTTTATTAAGATGAATAAGTTTGAAGAAGACGGATTTTTCGGATATGAAGTGCCTAGAATGGACGGTAAAAAAGAAGTAGTATTTTGTGTTTACGATACTGATGAGCATATTACAATCTCTAAGAAATTATATCAACAATTATTAGAATATAAATATATGTATGAGGGGTTGAATAAATGAGTGCAAAAATTTTTGGTAGATGTGGAACGCCAGAACAATGGGAGAAATATAAAGAGAATTACCCAGATATGTATGTGCCTATTCCTGCAACAATTTATGTTAGTCAAAGTAGTTGCTGTTTAATAACCTCACAAGAGTGGGTAGATTGGTTACAAAGAAAAACAGATGTAATGCCTACTAATATCGGAGGAAGTAGTAATGAATAAAAATTATTCTGAGTTAGATAAGTTTATACATCAAGAAAGAATTGATTATTATAAAAGAAATCCGTATAAATTTTGTGAAGAAATGTTAGGCATCAAACTTAAATGGTATCAAGAATTATATATAAAATTATATATGAAATTAATATTAAGGAGATGATAATATGCCAGTGAACGATGATTTAGGAGTTAGAATCAAGACATTCTATGAACAAATTCCAAAAACAAAATTAATGAGAAGAACACCTGTGATTATCCGACTTGATGGGAAAGCATTCCATACATTTACAAGAGGTTTTAAGAAACCTTTTGATGAAGTATTAATTAAATCAATGCAAGAAACAATGAAATATCTTTGTGAAAATATTCAAGGTTGTGTTCTAGGTTATACACAGTCAGATGAAATTACGCTTGTTTTAATTGATTATCAGAAATTTACATCAGAAGCATGGTTTGATTATGAAGTACAAAAAATGTGCAGTGTTTCTGCTTCTATGGCAACTATGGCTTTTAATAAATTCTTTCTTGAAATTGTAGATTTCAAATTTTATAAAGAATTCCATGAAAGAGGAATAGACCAAGGCGGTACACAATTAGAATTTGATGCATTAGAGGCAGAGTATAAAGTTTATTATGAAAAAGTCAACAAAGCCATGTTTGATGCTAGATGTTTTAACATTCCCAAAGAAGAAGTGACAAACTGTGTTTATTGGAGACAGTTAGATGCAACAAGAAATTCTATTCAAATGATTGGACAGGCTAATTTTAGTCATAAAGAATTACAAGGCAAATCTTGTAATATGATTCAAGATATGCTGATAACACAGAAAAATATTAACTGGAACGATTTACCTACATATCAAAAACATGGTTCTTGTTGTATTAGAAATAAAATGGTTTCAGAACCTTGGGGTAATAAAATGATGACAAATGAAGTTGGCGAAGGTCAGTGGTTTATTGATAAGAATATTCCAATTTTTAAAGGTGAAGATAGAAAGTATATTGATGATTTGATTTATGTAGGTGAAGGTTTATGAAAAATGTAGATTGTAGATTATGTGTGCATTGTACCAATTTGTATTGTGAAGTATATGGTGATGATGTTGATTACACTATGAACCAATGTAAAGAAGAAAATTTTATACATTATAGAGAGAAGGAATAAAGTGAAAGTATTTTTAGGTGGTACTTGTAGTGGATATAAGTGGCGTGACAAACTTATTCCAATGATTAAATGTGATTATTATAACCCTATTGTAAAGAATTGGAATGAAGAAGATAGACTGCGTGAAGTGAAAGAAAGAGAAGAATCAGATTATGTATTATATGTAATTACTTCTGGGATGAAAGGATTTTATTCTATTGCAGAAGTTGTAGATGATTCAAATAAAAGACCAGAAAAAACTTTATTCTGTGTTCTTGGTAAAGTATGGGATAAACAAGTTTATCATAGTCTTTGTGCTGTAGAAAGACTTGTAGAATCAAATGGGGCAAGAGTATTTAATGACCTTGAAGATATTGCGAATTATTTAAATTTTAAATATTGGGAAGATAAAAATAACATGAATCCAGTAGACAGATATATTCACAAGTAATATACATATTTAGTTAGGAGGTGATACCGATGGCAATATGTAAAGGAAGTAATTGTTCTAAAAAAGAAATGTGTAAAAAATATGTAAGAAATTACTTTGTTTATCATGATACAGAATATGGACAGGCAATAGATTGGTCTACTTATGGTACGGGTATTATGAAAACGGATGCTATGGGAGAGACATATTGTGAAGCAAAAATGTATTGTGGTGATGATGGTAATTACGCAATGATTGAAGAAATTAATTGGAAAAAAGATTATGAAAATTGTCTGAGTTTTGCATCTAAATATTATGATGAAGAAACTTTTGCTCATGCAAAACGAGTTACTGAATATGTAAAATGCAATATGTTAATTCCAGAAGAATATAGATTAGATTGTATGTGTCTTGCTATTTTGCATGACATTATAGAAGATACAAATTGCAATATAAATGATGTTCCATATCCTGTAAATGGTAGATTGCAAAATATGTTTATTATTGCACTACAAACATTAACAAAAGAACCAGACGAGGATTATTTATATTATATTCAAAAAATTAAAGCACACACAAATTCTATGTGGGGTCAATGTGCTTGGTGGGTTAAACTTGCTGACATGAAAGACCATTTTGCTCAAAAAGATACACTAACAGATAGATTAAAAGAAAAGTATATTAAAGTATTACCATATTTATTATAAGAAAGGATAATTAAAATGAATAAATCTGAGATGAAATTGGTTGGTATTATTGTAGGCATTGTAGTTGCTATTGCACTATTTATTGTGTTTGGTGTTCAAGGATATCAGAACAGGGCATTCTCTTTGGAAGAACAGGTAAATTCCGCACAATCTGCAATTAATGTGCAAGAAAAAAGAAGAATTGACCTAATTGGTAATCTAGTTGATTGCGTAGAAGACTATAATGAACACGAAGCAACTCTGCTAAAAGAAACTGTTGCAATGCGTGGACAAGCAGGAGATATTGAAGGTGCTATGACAGCAATTACCGCAGTAGCAGAAGCATATCCAGAATTAAAAGCAAATGAAAACTATAAACAATTGATGAATGAACTATCTATTACAGAAAATATGATTGCAGAACATAGAGAAAACTTCAATCAGCAAGTCAAAGAATATAATAGATATGTTAGAAAATTTCCTGCTAGAAACTTCTTAGGTATTCTAGGATATGAAATTATGGATTATGAATATTTAGATTACGGTGTAAGTGAAGATGCTCCTACAAACTTATTTGAGGATTAATATATGAGTAAAGTTGTTAAAAGAAATTTAGATGGAACAGAAATAACAAAAAGAGAAATATTATTTAGTATATGTATTATTATTATATCTTTACTGATTGGTATAGTGATTACAAATAAAATTTCTGATTCAATTCTTGATAGAAATGAAGTATACAATAAAGCAATCAAAATTGAAGATTCTGATTTATTTAAATATGGTATGGAAACAAATGTTGGCAATGCATTTGTATTTGGAAATTTAGAAGCAGTTGATACTGTTTCTTATCCAGAAATTGATGGACAATATATGTATGCTAAAAAAGTAAAAGAAAAATATACAATGCATACTAGAACTGTTAGATATAAAGTCGGAAAACATTATCAGACAAGAACAGAACATTATTGGACTTGGGATTATGCAGGACAAGATGAACTAACTTGTAAACAAATTAAATTTAGTGATGTTGTATTTGATTCTGTTAAATTTGACATTCCTTCTCCAGACCATATTAAGACAATCAAAGAATCTTCTCATATTAGATATAAATATTATGGTACACCTACAAAATTTAAAGGTACAATTTTTGCTAATCTAAAAGACAATACTATTCCAGAAAACACCAATTTTTATGATGACCAAACAACAGAAGAAACATATAAAATGCTAGTATCTAATGGGTCTTTTTATGTAGGATTATTCTGGGTTCTTTGGTTTCCATTAACTGCTTTAGCAGTATATGGATTTTATAGATTAGAAAATAGGTGGCTAGAATGAAAAAATTAATATTATTAATCATGATGGTATTTTGCTTATCTGGGTGTGGTGAAGACCATCAAAATAAAAATAACGACACATACAGAAAACAATTGATGGGTGGATATTTTACCGTTTTGGAGAAATGGAAAGATTATGAATTTATAGTTTATGCTAATGATACAAAAATAAAATATTTTATCCATTATGGGTCATATGGATTTGGTATTACACCACTCTATAATACTGATGGCACAATTCAAGTTTATAAAGGAGAATGAAAATGAATATGGAATTAACAAAAGAACAAAAAGAATATTTAAAAAAATGGGACAATTTATCTAAAGAAGACCTTATGAATGAAGAAATCAAATGGAGTGATTTCTTATGGTTTGGAAGACATTTATCAATTAAAGATTCTATTATTGAAGATTATCTAAATTCAAATGATGAAGAACATATTGAAATTGCAAAGAAAGCATTATTTGAAGAAGAAAAAATTATGAATCAATATGCTAATGATACAGATTTTATTAGATGTATTGTTTATCCAGAATCAGATAATGGAGATAAAGAATGGGAAGAAATTACTAATAATGTAGGTTCACTAAGATATTTAACAACAGGTTATTGGTTTACAGATAGTTAATTAATATTATTTTTGATAGGTGATTCATATGAAAATTATGGAAGAAAATGAAGACAGAATTGTTGTAGAATTAGAAGCAAAACTTAATTGGCAATATGAAAAATTTAAAGGTGATATGGCTATTTATGCTATTTGTCCTTTTTGTAATTTCACTCATCAAGTAGGAGAAAAGGATTTTAAAACTGGAGAATTAAATATTTCTCAACAGTATGTATTTTGTCCTATGTGCGGTTCATTTTTGTATAGTGAAGGAGAAGCAGACTGTACATATAATGAGAGGGATATAACAGACCTATATAAAATAAAATTCAACACAGAAGTAATTACAAAGGCAATTAATGAATGCAATGCATATTACCAAGAGGATAACGAAGATGACACTGAACAAAGCAATTGAACATAAGAAAGAAAGACGTAAACCCTATACTGGTGGAAAAGCAATTGATAAAAGATGTAGAAATCATGGTGGTTGTGATTGGTGTGAAGGTAATAGAAAACATTCAAGAACAAAACGTGAATTAGCATCTAAACAGTATTTGGAAGAATATGAAGAAGGAGAATTTAATGAGTGAAACAGTTCAATATAAAGGTAAATTAAAATTTGTACCAAAACTTCATAAAAATGAAACATTAAATGAACAATGTGAACGCATTTTAAAAGAATGTAATAAAACTAATATCGATTTAGATTTTTATGAAGGAGATTTCGTTTGGGCTGTATATGATGAATTATATAACAAGTATGTTGTTGCAGGTCATAATGTATATGAAATTATTGAGAAAATATCTATCGACCCAGATGATGATATATTTAATGCTACTCAAAATTTAGATGGTACAATTGATTTCCATGTTATGTATTATAATGGTGGATGTAGTTTTAATGAAGCAATTGAAGAAGCAATTAGCAATATGGAGTGATAATAATGGCAGATGTATCTGTTTATAAAGACATTTCTTTCTCATTAGAAGATTCTGAATTTGAAATTTTAAATCAAGCGTATAATATCGTAAAAGAAATTGAACATGATTTATGGATTAACGATAATGATGAAACAGAATTATTCGATTATTCTTATAGTGCTAAAGCAAATTTAAAAGCACTTATTGAATTATCTGGTAGAAAAGTAATTATAGACCGTTAAAAAAATATGGAGTTACTGAAATATAATTATCGAATTATAAAGTAGGTAACTCATTTTTATTTTATAAGAGGTGAAATTATGTGCAGTAAATGTGATAGTTTTAAAATGAAAAATAAATATAAAGAATACCAAGTATGTCCTATTTGTGGAAAACCATTGTATAGCCAACATATTTTCATTCAATCATTTAAAACAACTCAAACAGCAGGAGTTGCCACATTCCGTAATTTCAATCAAACTAAAAGTTTTTAAAGAGGTGAAATAATTGAATACAAACATTTATATTCCTAAATGTATTAATGTTGGATATCAAAACAGACCAGATACATATACAGGAAAACTTGCTTATGTAATTTATTATGACGAAAAAGGAAAACTAAGAAAAGAAAGGTCTTGGAATAGTTGGAGAGATATAAATATCCCAAATACAGAATTTGATAATGAGCCAACCGAAGGTTTTGTTTTAAATAAAAAAGTTGGTGATTATCGTTATTCTTATTGGGAGCAAAGACAAGCATACTGTAGAGTATATGACCCAAGAGGTTTTGAATTTGAAATAACTATTGAAAATTTACTTTATATTCTTGAGAATACATCTTCTATTGTAGGTAAAGGTCTGGAAGGAAAATTTGTATATGGTTGGTGTGGCAAAGATTTGATTCTGATTCCAACAAGTTCTGTTGATTATAAAGAAATTATGGAATTTACTAAAAAATTAGAAGAAAGACAACCAATCAGAGCAAAGGATTTAATTGTTGGTGCTACATATAAAAAGAAATCTGGTGCTGAATTTGTTTATATGGGACAATTTGAAACGTTTGGTGCAGGTTATGAATACACAGACACAAATGGAAACAAACAAATTGTTACAAAATATGACAAACTACCAGATGAAGCAAGAACATCTTCAAGATGGAATTATAAAGTTAAATATAATGTAAGATATGATATTCCATACGGTAAAAGATATGTATTTATGGAAGATGGAAAATGGATAACAAAATATAAATCAATTAGCAAAGATTTGTTTATTGATTGTGTAAAAGAAGAATGTGACCCTGAATATTCAGAATATTATGAAAGGTTACAATCATCTTATGAATTCTCCCAAATCGACTATGAAGGTTCTACTCTTGAAGATATCTCGTTGGATTATATGAAAGAGAAGGTACAGTATAATAGATATTACTATGATATTGAATTTTTATCTATGCGTGATGGTGAAATTGAAATATATAAAGCAAAACCATTAAGTCATTTTGAAGAAGATACAAAATTTAGGGTAACAAAAAGAAAAGAAGTCGAAATAATGTCATGGGGAATTATAGAAAAAGAAATTAAATGGAGAACAGTCTTTGGAATGGAAAATGTTTCGTTAGAAGAAATTCATTCTGCTTTTGAACCAAAATTGTACGTTACTAGACTAAGAAATACCAAGATATACCAAAGGGGGACAACAAAATATGAGTAAAAATGACGATAAAATCCTTGTTTTAAAGAATAAAATTGAATCAATGAAAACAGACCTAAAAGAAAATAAGCCTGTTTTTAAACCAATTACAAATTGTATGTTAAGTTTTCATGGTAATGATTATAACATACATGCTATGACACCATTTGAATTGAAAAACTTACTTGTAATGATTGGTGCGGAAGTGTTGGCTTGTGAAGATTTAAAAACTGGTGACTATTATGGAAAAGTGCTTGAAGATTATACCTTAATGTATGGTAACTTCACTGCTGTTGAGTGGATGCAAGATATTAGAGAAAAAATTGAAGTACTAAATTATAGAAATAAAGAACTGGGATTAAAAACAGCAGAAAAACAACTTGAAAAACTGTTATCTGAAGATAAAAAAGTCGAATTACAAATTGACGAAATTGCTAAACAGTTTGGATTGGAGTGAAACTAATGGATTTGCAAAAATTTTTACAAAAAGAAATTGATACAATCATTAATAAATATAAAGAAACATATGCAAATGCAGGTAGACCAATAACAGAATTAGAAGAAATGATTTTTAGACAAGGAATTCAGTATGGCTATGTTATTGCTTCTAAAGTACTTTGTAACCTACCAATTGACGAAAATTTAGTTAAAAAATAAGAGGTAAATCAATGATTGTTGTTTTAAAATCAAAACATATTATCCATCAAGTATATTTTATAGACAAAATAAATGATACATATGAAATTTGGATTGAGGGACAAGAAACCCCTATTTATGAAAAAATAGAAGATGTGGTGAGTATTGGTGCTTAATATTTTCAGGAGGAATAAAATGGAAATTGTAAAATTTAAAAACTATAAAGTATTTGCAGAAGAATTAAAAATAAAAACTGGTTGCGATAATGTAAATATTAAACTTATGAATGGTAGCAATCATTATCATTTTCAGTTAGACAAAATGGGCGTTCCAATTGGTGTTGTTTGTTATGACAATGGGAATATTACATTTGCTCCATTTGTAAGCCATGAAACAGCACATAATGAACAGTATATTTCTATGAATAAATTCCCTATGTTAGAAGAATTAATTGAAACAATGGTAGTTTTAAGAGATATGTTTATGGAGTAATTAAATGAAATTTAAAGAAAGTATTATTGAAATGATATATTTGTGTGAGATTAATCCTTTCTTAAAGTGTGCAATTATTGTATCAGAAAAAGAAGAAAAAGAACTGATTGATAAATTTATTCTTGAATATAAAGAAAATAATCAGAACTTTCAAGAGAGGTTAAGATTTAACACAAGAACAGAATTAATTTTTAATAATGGAAGTGTAATGAAAATTATATGCATAACAGGTAGTGGTTTTAAAGGAACAAGATTTAACAAAATTTTGTGTGCGAGAAATGTTCCACAAGATATAATTGATGTAGTTATTAAGCCAATGATTACACCATATTTTTTCCCTAAACCTGTACAAATAATGGACGTAAAGGATGATGAATAATGAAAAATACATTTATCCATGAACCGACAAAAGAATGCCCATATAAAATTGCTTGGATATATAATTCTAAGTTTGAAGATAATTCATTTTTAAAAGAGAACATTGAGCAAATTATTAAAATATTTCCACGATATATTGAACTGCGAAATGCAATGAGAGATTTGCAAGATGAAAGAGATGAAACAATGTTTTTCTCAAAAGAGAAAAGAGATATCAATAAATCAATTAATAGTTTAAATTATGAAATACTGACAATAGAGAAGATATTTCAAGACATTGACCCTTATTTTTGGGAAATCTGTACTACATATGGAAGAAATTTTTATTACAACTTTTTCCAAAAAGTACATGCTGATTATGTGTTCTATTTAACAGAAAAAGATAGATGGTATGATATAAATATGTGGTTTAGAGAAAGAGATATTAAGAAAGAGTTGGAGGATATATAAATGAAAACAGTTATAAAACGATTGTTCTTATTGATTTCAATACTTGCTATATGGCAAGTAACATCAATATTTGTAAATCCTATTTTCATACCCTCACCAAAAGATGTTTTTTCTGCAATGCTAGAGATGATTTCTGATGGACAATTACTTATTGCCATGATGTATTCATTAAGAAGAATTTTTGTTGCAACAATTATATCTGGTTTAGTTGCATTTCCAGTAGCATTGCTAATTTATAATTCAAAAATTGCTTATGATATTTTACATCCAATTATAAGTACATTAAGATATGTTCCTGTTACAGCATTTTATCCATTATTAATTATGTGGTTTGGCATTGAAGAATCTATGAAAGTGGCTTTTCTTTTTATTGCAACATTTGTATATATGATGCCATCTGTAATCTTATGTTTAGATGAAATTAATCAAGACCTAATTGATACAGGATTGACATTAGGAATGAGTAGATTCCAAACAATTACTAAAATTCAAATTCCTGCTTGTCTTCCAAGTGTAATGAATAGTTTCATTATGATGATAGGCATTGGATTTACATATATAGCAGTATGTGAACAAATTAATGCAGTAAAAGGTCTTGGATATATCATTCAACAATCTTCTGCAAGAGGTAGAACAGATTTAGTGTTCATGGGAATCATGGTTATTATGATTTTGAGTTTTATTATTGATAATTTTGCGAATAAGTTAATACAAAAAATATTCAAGTGGAGGTACTTAGATGATAGAAATTAAAAATCTAAAAACAGGTTATAGCAGAGATAAACCGCTTTTAAAAGATTTCAATTATATTTTTGAACCAAAAATTTATGGAATTTTAGGTAGTTCTGGCTGTGGCAAAACAACATTATTAAGAACAATTGCAGGTTTAACGAAACCATTAGCAGGTCAAGTAATAATTGATGGACAAGTTGTAACAAAAGCAAACAAAAATAATGTGTATATGATGCATCAGAATTATACTTCGTTTGATTGGCTTAATTGTTTAAGAAATGTTTTAATTGCAAAAGAAATCAAAGGTAAAATTGATGAAAATGATATTACAAACGCAATACACATGTTGCATCTTGTAGGATTGAATGAACATCAACATAAATATCCAAAACAATTATCTGGTGGACAAAAACAAAGACTTGCGTTGGCTAGAACATTATTTATGAATCCAGAAGTAGTTCTAATGGATGAACCTTTATCTGCATTAGATACAAATACTAGAAAGAAAATGCAGGATTTAATTATTAAACAACATGAAGAAATTAAAAATACAATTATTATGGTAACACACTCTAGGGAAGAAGCAGAAAGAATGTGTGATGTAATTATTGAATTATAAGGAGAGAGAATATGGCAATGGGATTTTTAAAGAATTTGTTAATTGAAGAAGAAGAAAAAGAATTTGATGAAAAAGATTATTATTATGAAGAAGAACCAGAAATTGAAGCAGAATTAGAAGAAGTAAACAGAGATACATTAATTGAAGATATTTATAAAGAAAATGGTGTTGAAGATAAATCCCAGTCTATCTTTAAAGTAGAAGAAATTATGAATTCTCTGCCTAAAGAAATGGCTACTGCAACGAAACAGGCAACAGTAAAAGGTATTATGGCTAGTTTTGGTCTTACAGCAGAAATGGTTGTATGTGATGGTGAAAATAGGATTGGCATTACAACAGCAGTAGCAAATAAAGTTAAAGAAAGTTGTGAAGGAGAAATTGCTGAAACAAAAATTAAGATTGAGGAACACAAACAGGAAATCGAAAGACTTGAAAAAGTAATCTCCGAAGCAGAAACAGATATGAAAGTTTGCAGAGAAAAAGTTGATGCAGAATGCGAAAGAATTAAAGCACTGATTGACTTTATTATCGGAGGTGAATGATTATGGAATTGAAGACAATCATCTTTATTGTAGCATGTATTTTAATTGTTGGCATCTTTATTATCTTTCCAGAAGCAAGAAGCCTATTTAAAGGTATTGTTCGTGTCTTTATTAAAGATATGGCAACTACTCCAGAAGGTGCAGAAGCAATTTATAGTGAAAAAATTGACCAAGCACAAGAATCTTATAATAAAGCAGATGATGCTTTACAGAAAGCGTCTGGTAAATTGGCTATGGCTAAAAGAGAAATGGATAATCTACAGGCAAGATTAAAAAAAGTGGAATCTGAATGTGAATCTTTGGTTAAGTCTAATAAAATGGATTATGCTCAGTTAAAAGCAGAAGAAAGAGAAGAAATTATCTCTGATATTAAGAGACAAACACAGATTATTAAAGCATATAGTGATGCAGAAAAAGCAGCCAAAGAAGCACATCAGGAATGTGAAAAACGTCTGCGTAAACTAAAGAGAGAAAGCAAAGAAGTTGTTGAAAACATGAAGGTACAGCAAATCACTAAAGATGTTTATGATGATATTAATGATTTGAAAAATGTTACTGGTACAGATAAAATGCTTGATGCCGTTAGAGAAAAGAATAGTGACCTCAACGCTATGACAGAAGGTGCTAGAATTGCTCACAATAATAGAGCATCCACTAAAATTTCCAAAGCAGAAGTCGAAGCAAGAAAAGCAAGTAGCAATGATTATCTTGAAAGTTTAAAAAGTAAATATAATAAATAAGCACAATAAAGGAGAGAGATAATATGAGTGCAAAAAGGTTTAAACTAACAAAAGTAGCAAAAATTTTGATTCTGGTTTTGATTCTTGCTATTGCAGGTGGCGGTATCGCAGTAGGAATGAAAACAGGAGTAATTAAGAATGGTGGAGATTCAGATAAACCCGTTTCTTCTGGTAGTGCTAAGAATGATGAAACTATTGACATTTCACTAGACGAATGGGTGGGATGGTCAAGCATTATTTTAGCCAACGGTGGTTTAACTACTCAAGAAGGTTCTATTTATGATAATCTAGGTTTAGATGTAAATATTAAAATTATCAATGATGCTGACCAGAGCAGTAATGCACTAATTAAAGGTAGTCTGGATGGTGCAGGTTATACAATTAATAGAACAGCATTCTTATCTGAAAAATTTGATAAAGCAGGTACAGATGTGGTAATGCCTTTCTTCACTAATTATTCTAGTGGTGGTGATGGTATTATCGCAACAGATAAATTTAAAACAGTAGAATCTTTGGTAGATGCTAAGATTGGTGTTCCTCAATTCTCTGAAGCACACTCTCTGGTTGTTTGGTTTGTAAATAACTCTGACTTAACAGACAAACAGAAAGACCAGATTATTGATAATCTAATTTTCTTTGATACTCCTGATGATGCCGCTAAAGCATTCTTTGCAGGTAAAATTGATGTGGCTGCAACATGGCAACCTTATCTAACTCAGGCTCAAAATACATCTAATTGCCATGTACTGTTTAGTACTGCAAGTTCTAAAAACATGATTATGGATGGTATCTTATTTAGAGAAGATTTTGCATCTAAAAATCCTGAACTAATTACTAAATTTATTGATGGCACAATTCAGGGCATTGAACTGTATGGAAAAGAATCTGATGCAGTTCGTGAAGTAATGCCTATGTTCAATGGTATGTCTGATGCTGATATTAAAGAAATGTGTGCTGATGCAGAAATGGCAAACTGGAATGAAAATAAAGAAATCCTAAATGAAACAGCACCTTCTGTATTTACAGATATGTGTGAAGTATGGAATTCCATTGGAGAAAAAACAAACTCTGATTTAGTAGAAACACTATTTGATGATTCTTATTTAGATGCATTGGCTGATAAATATGAATTTAATGAAGTAAAAAAAGAAAATAATAACGTAAAAGTAACAGAAGACAATGAAATGGATATTAAAAATTCTGTTGCCCTACTGAAAAAATCTGCAACTGTTAATTTTGTGGCAAATACAGCAAAATTCCTTGATAATGCAGAAGCATCTAAAGCACTGGATGAATTTGTTAAAATTGCTAAAACTCTGGATGGCTCTATTATTCAGATTGAAGGCAATATTGCTTCTGATAATGATGATGCAAGTGGTGTTACACTTTCTCATCAGAGAGCAGAAACAGTTAAGCAGTATTTTGTAATTAATGGTATTGATGCAGATAGAATTATTACAGTTGGTAACGGTGGCACAAAACCTGTTGCACCTAATGATTCTGAAGCGAATATGCAGATGAATAGAAGAACAGATGTATGCTTTAAACTTGTTGAATAAGGTGATTGCATGATTGTTTTAAAAATAAGTGTGTTTGCAATGTGTCTCACAGGGTCTTTCCTTGTGGGATACATTGTTGGAAAAATTAGAAATAAAAATAGGTGATGAAAATGGTTAACAGTTATCATAGTAGTTCTTTTAAAGAATTACAAAATGCTGTAGATGTAAGTTCGTATGCAACCACATCTTTATCCAGTGCATTAGAACAATGTGTGAATTCTGCTAGTAGTGCTATTTCATTTGATGATAGTGCAACTATTACTTCATATGGAGACAATTATTCAGATTTTACATATTTAGATAACAGCATCCAGTTTATTGATACTGGTTATGAAATTGGCAATAATTGCAAAATAGTTTTTAAAAATGGGCATTATATATTATCTTATGATAGAGAGAATAGTGATGAACAGAAAGGAGAAGAAAAAGAAATGCTAAAAGTAATAGACCCTGTAATTGTTAGTTATGAAATTATTAAACCAGATAAAGTAGTAAAAGTTACTTTCAACGATGAAGGAACAGAAAAAATGGTATGTCATGAAGACGATGTGTTTGACCTAAGAAAATGTCTATTTATTGCTATTGCAAAACATCTATATAAAACCGAATATACTTGGGAAGGTATTGAATATATGGCACAACAGATTTCTTATAAGAAAATGTATGTGAAGATTGTTGATAAAGCAATTAAAGAACATAATAAAGCAGAAAAAGAAAGACTTAAAAAAGAAAAAGATGAAGAAATTAAGAAAAATGCTCTAGCAAATAAAAAACGCAAACATGCTCGTTATGTTGAACGTAGAAAACAGAGAAGACTAAATGAACAGGCAAAAGCGGTTTGTGAAGGTCTGAAAATGTATGATAAATGTCAAGAAGAAAAAGCAAGAATTGCAAGAGAAGAATATTGTGATGCTAATTGTGAAAGATGTTAATTAAAGCAAAAGTGAAATCTGGGGAGGTTTCATTATATATATTTACATAAAGTTATTCTATATAACAATCTTAGATTGATTAAATATGTTAACTGATGAGAATTAATTATTAGGAGGAAAACATTTAATGAATTTTGAAATGATTGGCAAACTATCAATGCCAAAAGAAACTGATAATTTTAAACCTTATAGCGAACAAACATATGATTCTGGTTGGGTAAAACGTAGATTAGTATTCAATGCTATCTGTGGAGATAATAGACATTCTTTAACAGTAGATGCAGGTGCTTATGCAGATGGTCATGGTGATGTTTACACATTTACAAAATCTTATACAGATGATAATGGCAATAAAGTAAATGGTGAAACAATTCAAATTCCTTTTAAAGAAAGACTGACTTCTCCTAAAATTGCAGAAGTTGCTGAATTTAGAAAATTTGTAATTGACTTAGAAAAACCTAATAGAAGATACAAACTGGAAAAAGCACTGGATAATGTTTCTCATGGTGGTAATATGTCCGATGAGGATATTGCAGAACTGGAACTAGAAGATGGTAGCAAAGAAACAGTAGAAAAAGCACTTGAAGCAAGTAAGAAAAAACGTCACGAATATATTTCTGCATGGGATTTTGCTGAATTCATTAAAAAAGTAATTGATAGTGGCAAATATACAAATAAAAAATTCCTAATTAGAGGTAAATCTGAACATTCTTATTCTGATGATAAGGAAAAATTCTATGAAAATTTTGTTCCTCAGAGAATTTATCTTGCCGATGATGATGCAGAAGAAATGTCTGAAGCAACAATTGTAATGGTATTTGGTGAAGACGCAGTAGTTGATGCCGTAGAAGAAAAAGGCAGATATTATGTAAATGGTTATATGATGGAAAGAGATAATAACCGTAAAGCGAATATCCCTGTCCCTGTAACTATTGCAATTCCTTCTGCCCCTGAAGATGCTGATGCAAAAGCAAAGAAAAAAGTAGAAGTAATTAAAAACAAATTTGTTGTATCTGGTGAAAATTTCAGAGAATATGGTGCAATCGTTGATATGATTAATGGTGCTCAGAAAACAGAAATTACAGAAGATATGCTGACAGATGAACAAAAAGAAGACCTAGAACTGGAAATCATTACAATGGATGATATTAGAGCAGAACTTGGCAGTGTATATGGTGAAAGAATGAAAGAGTACAGATTTAAAAAACCTGCTCGTGGCTATACAAAAGGTAGCACTGAAACTGTATATACAACAGATGATATGGTTGTAAAATCAGTTGCCGATGAAGCAGTTGAAGATATCTTTGAAGATGACGATGATGACCTGTAATATCTGAGAAAGGAGAGAGGATATAAAATGGCTTTTAAAAAACCAGTAATTAATACAATTAAAGCAGATATTAAAAATCTGTCTATTTATCTAAGAAGTACAAAAAAGTTTGGTAAAACAACACTTTTTAGAGATGTAATTCTTGAAAAATATAAAGACCCTTCTCGTGGTCTACTAATTGGTTGTGGTAACGAAATTGGTTATAAAATGTTAGATAATCTGAATGTAACACAGGTTACTACATATAAAGAACTTGTAGAACTGATTGATTGGTTAATTGCAGAAAAAGGCAAAGAACATGATATTGAAATTGTTGCTTTTGATACTGGTGATGAACTTGTACTATTAGCAGATAAAGAAACAATTCGTCAGTCCAATCTTGAAAATCCTAATAAAAAAGCAAAATCCATTAAAGGTGCAATGGGCGGTTATACAGCAGGTGAAAAATACTCTGCAAACGATATTATTAAGCCTATGATGACTAAACTACAAAACGCAGGTTTTGGTGTATGGGTAATTGCACATACCAAATTTAAACAGATTAGAGAAAAAGGTGGTCTGGAAGAAGATGGTTACATGCAGTTAACATCCAATATGGGTGCAGACTATGAAGCTGCCTTTGGTGATATTTTTGACGTTACACTAACAGGCGTAATTGACAGAGATATCGAAGAAAAAGGTGATGGAGATAAAAAGAAACGTTACGTCAAAGATTCTATTAGAAAACTTTATTTCCGTGGCACACCTCTGATTGATGCAGGTGGTAGATTTGCTGATGGTACTGTACCTGAATATATGATTTTTGATAAACCTAATATGGGTAAAGAATTTGTTGAAGTAGTAGAGAAGGGCATGGAACAGTCTAAAACTGGTGCTGTTGCCGTTGCAAAAAAGGCTAAACCCATTCCAGTAGCAATGCCAGACCCCATTGATGAAGGTTTTGAAGAAGTAGAAGAAGAAATTGATGAACCCGTAGAAACAATTGAAGAAGAAACTGATGAAGTTCCTTTTGATGTAGATGAAGATGATTCTGATATTGATTCTGAATACCCTGATAACTTAGCAGATGTAATTCGTACTGAATTTAAAGCACTTAAAGATGCATCTCTGAAAGCACAAGTAAAAGCAATTATTGCAGAATATGGAAAACTAAATGATGTTCCTACAGATGGCTTGAAACGTATTTATGATGTAATGCACTAAAATAAATAAATGGGAGACTTTTATAGTCTCCCTATTTCAAACAAAGAGGTGAATATTATGTCAGCACCTAAATGTAGGGTTTGTGGGAAAAAAGTAGACAAAGTTACTGCATTTAAAATTGTAAACAATAGTGGCAGAAATGAGTATTACTGTACTGAAGAAGAATATCTTGAAAAGAAAAACGAACAAATGTTAAGAGAAGATACATACAGAAAAATATATGATATTTTTGGTGAAACTATTTCAGACAGTCGTTTTTATAAAGAAATGACTAATCTTCTTGCTTTCTACACTATGAAAGAAATTAATGATATTGTTACAGAAAATTTTGAAGAACTTATTATGATAATGACAAATAAAGACTTTGACACAAAGTTTGGCAAAATCAGATATTTCTTTAAAATTATTGCAACAAAATTAGAAAAAGCAAAAAAATTGAATCAGCCTGTGCAATCAAATTATATTCCTAAAGAAGTACAGGTTGATATGCCAGATATGAAATATAAACCTCGCAAACAAAGAGTATCACTTGAAGATATTACTATGGAAGTTGGTGAGGACGATTAAGAATAAAGGTGCTTTTATTTCTGGTGTTCCAGAAAAATATCCATCACAACTTCTGAAAGGCAGAATTGAGAATGAAGGTAATGTTGTAAGTTGTTTTTTCAAAGATATGTTACTTTTGGATGAAACTAACTTCACAAAAGATGACTTTATAACGAAAGATGGGCGTTTTTACTATGAATTAATGTCACATTTACGCAAAAAAGGCTTTTTTTCTCTCGATGAAATTACCATTTTATCCAACTGCAATGAAGAAGTTTTAGAGAGATTTGAAGAATGTGGTGGATGGGAAACAATTCAACATCAGATAAATATTATTAATGTGCAAAATTTTGATGTTTATGCTGATGTTTTATATAGAGAAAATATTATTTTAAAGTTACATGATGATGGTTTTAATTTATTAAAGGAAATAGAAATTCAAAATAAAAAAATTATCCCTATCAAAATATTCCGCAAAATGTCAGCAGAACAAGTAACTGATTGGTATGAAGCGAGAATTGCATCATATGGCACTGGCTATTCAAGCAAAGTTTTAGAAGAAGAAGAAATTGATTTTGACGATGAATTCTTTGATAATTGTGCAGAAGGGTTAGAAAATGGTGTCCCATTTGATGTTGGTGGAATAGATGATGAATTAAATGAAATCAACTGTTTCCCATTTTTATCAAGACAAATCAATGGTTTGCTTGATGGTACATTAACTGTTATGGCAGGATACTCAGGGACAGGGAAGTCTACTTGGTATGTCACTCTTATTATGGCTTTGCTTTATAGAGATAGAAAAGTATTAATTATTTCAAACGAAGAAAATGTAAAAAAATTCAAAATTAAATTTTTGATTTGGTTACTTGCTAAGAAAAATAGATACTACAATCTCACTAAAAAGAAACTTATGAGTGGCAATATTACCACAGAAGACAGAGAGCAAATGAAATCTGTTCAAGAATATTGGAGAGAAGAATTTAAAGGTAAACTGAGATTTATTTCCATTGCTGATGCAAATATGGGTGTTGTTAAAAAGAAAATTAGAGAAAATGTATTAAGACATGGATATGATACAGTTCTTTATGACACTTTAAAACTTGATTTCAATACAGCAGGAGATTCAAGAACTGACCTTGCATTGATTAAAGATACCCGTGATTTAGATGCTATTGC